GATCTCCCTTATCAGGATTTCCTCGATGCTAGCAGTATTAAAAATACTGCCTTTCTAACTGATTCGTGGGACGATGTCCCTAACAGGCATGCCGGTGATCTCGCATTCCTCCATGAGAATGGTGGTAAATGTAGAGTTATCTGCATGCCTCATGCCGAATTACAGGTAGTTTTTCAACCCTTTCATAAAGCTCTAGTTTCTATTCTAGACAATATAAAGGAAGATTGTACTTATGACCAAGAATCTGGTGCCTTATGGGCATCAAGTGAATTGGCTAAAGGTAAAACCTTACACTCAATTGATCTTAAATCTGCAACCGATAGGTTTCCCCTTTGGTTACAGTTAAAATTTTTAAATCAATCTGGTATTCCAGAAGAGTGGTTGAAAGCATTTAAAGTAACAGCAACCAGTGTTTTTAAAACAAAACATGGTGTTGTTGAGTATAGAACCGGTCAACCTATGGGTTTATACGGTTCATTTCCATTACTAGCTTTAGGACAACATGGTCTTGTTAGGTTAGCAGGGTTCCTTAATGGAGTCCCCACTGCCAACCAGTATCGTGTTCTAGGAGATGATATTTTATTTTCAAATGATAAATTAGCAGATGCTTATCGCGTCTTGCTAAGAAAATATGATATCCCAACAAGTGAATCAAAGTGCATAACTGGTTCAACAGCTGAGTTTTGTGGCTTCTTTATAACTAAAGATTCCATTAACAAAGGTGTTAAACTAAAAGGTGATTTTGGTATTCCAACAGCTCTTAACTATGTTAAGGCTATTGGTTATATACCTAAAACTTTTCCAAAGAATATGGCAAAGTTAATCACCCCAATTGTTATGTCTCATCCAGAAAGAGGAGGCTTAGGATTAAATCCCTTAGGCCTTTCTAAAGAGGATAGAGAGGTTTTCTTTGACCCGCTTTACTCATATGAGAAGTGGAGAGATAAAAAGTCGAAGAGACTTAGTAGTCTTTCCCGTTTTATTAAATCTCAGATGTTCACTAACAAGAAACATTTGGGCTCTTACGAAATTATGAGTTTGTATCTAAATAAATTAGATACGGTTATACGGGACACAATGGATGGGAAGGGTTTAAACTTCCTACCACTCAATCAAGTAACGCAATTAGCGTTCCTCGAAGATCCCGCATTTATTGGTATTCACACGAGGCCTAATGACGTTAGTAAAGTCATTAAGCCAAGTGCAGGATATATAAGAAAGAAATTTCCTTATTATTTCCTTACCTAGTCGAGTTACCATATGTCAATATGATAATCGGAGTTCCGACAGGAACACCAGACCTCAAG